CGGATCATTCCGCGTCCATGTTGTGACGACCAAGAAAACTGTTGATGGCCCCTACGAAACAGTGCGCCGCCGCCATTGCAATAGCTGCGATTACAGGTGGTACACCGCGCAAGAGGCTGAGGTCAACATTGGCCCGTACTTGAACTGGGTTGGCGATCAGGTCAGAGTGCCAACTTGACAGGTATGCCCAGGCATGCCATTATGCGTTTAGGCGAGAGCCCCACATCACCCCCTCTTCTCCATGAAGTCACGTCCTCGCTATTACAAGCCTGAAAAAACAAGCTTCCTTGTTTGCGCTGTGTTTGGTGTGCTTTTTTGTGCCGCCACTTGGGTCACATTGACCAGCGTTCACAATCAGCAACAGATTACACACTGCGAGCAAGGCTGGCAGCGTGCCTGCGAAAGTTTGCCCCAATGACGCAAAAACTTTATTTGCAATGGCAACAATGCAAGGCCAGAAACCCTGGCCTTTTATTGCAGCTAGCAGGGTTAGCCCGAGAACTAAAACTGTCGGGTCATAGCCGTTATTCGATGGACGGTTTGTTTCACATTCTTCGATGGGAGACACGCGCAACAACCGGTGACCTTGGCCTAAAGATCAACAACAATCACACAGCTTTTGCGGCTCGTGATTTGATGGATCAATTCCCTGATCTTGAAGGTTTCTTTAAAACACGCGAGCAAAAAGCACGCGGCAATCACGGCCAGTTTCATTAACTTTGGGCGGCTGTAGCGTAAGTCCCAAACCTTGTTTTTCTTCTCTTGGATTCTTCATGCCCTAACAGCTTCACGTTTACCGTTCTTGGTAAACCTGCCCCACAAGGTAGCAAGCGTCATGTTGGCAGGGGCATTCTTTTGGAGTCTTCCAAACGTTGCAAGCCTTGGCGACAAGACGTTAAATATGCCGCGCTTGAGGCTTTACCTGATGGCTGGTATGCCATGATGGATAAGCCCATTTTGGTCTCGGTCACTTTTATATTTGCCAGGCCAAAAGGACACTTCCGCAGTAACGGAGAACTCAAGCCCAAAGCCCCTTCTCATTGCACCGCACGCATAGGCGACGTTGACAAATTAAGCCGCGCAATCCTAGACAGTTGCACGGGCGTTTGCTTCGAAGACGATGCGGCTGTGATTGCTCTAAATGCCCAAAAACGCTATGCCAGAAACGAACAACCCTCCGCAATCATCACCATCGCTGCAATCCCCTAACCTTGGCAATGTCATCACAACTGATGACGTAAGCCAAAAAGGAACTGGGAGTTACAAAGCCGATTATGTCAACTGGTGCCGCACGATGCACTTGCTGCATGATCACGCCCCAGGCTGGCAATTTTGCCTTGCTTATTACGTTGACAACAGTCACGTCTGGAAAGCACCTAATGGCACTGCTTACGTCATTGGTTATTTCACTGGCCCAAATGGTGAACGAACGCCTGACTTCCCTCAGGCAATCATGGACAATCGCAACAACGCTATTGCTTACGAAAAGGTCAGCGCCCGTGATTTAACAGACAGCCATCGACGTTGCCTTTGCACTGCTGCTGCTGCACAGTTTGGTCTTGCATGGCAGCTATGGGCACGCGAAGAAGTCGAAAACCCACATCGTGGAGAATCTGCACCGGCTGCTAAGCCTGCAGCAAAGATTGAAGGCATTGCTGACAAGGATCAACCTCTGTCAAAAGAAGATCGCGAACAATGCCTTGGTCTTATCAAAGAGCTGACGCCTGACAACCTTGCTCGATTTTGTACGGACTTTCGACGGGACCATCATATGGGGCCTAACGACAAGGTTGCCCCAGCATTGACGGCCAAGCGCCATCAAGATTGGATGAACGCCAACCTGAAAAACTATGTCTGACGATGAAAAGACAGCGCAAGCCAAGCGTGATGACGAACGGCGTCATCTGCATTTCCAAGTTCGGCTGGACACTGATCTAGCCATGTCGGTCCGGCACTTTATGAAGTCTCGGGGCTACAACCAAAACCAGGCTCTAAGCCTGATCATTTCTCAATTCTTTCGCAACAAAAAACCTAATGACTGATTTCGCTCCCGACGCATTCACACTTTGGTTCAACTGCAACCAAGACAAAAAAACTAATGGTGCTTATTGGGCTTCATCTGAAGTGCCTGTAGCTGAGCTCCGCAAGCTAGTTGAATGGGTCAAGACTGCAGAACGCACCGAAAACCAAAAAGGGGAAGAGTGCGTAAAACTTCGCGCCAACCTTCGCCCTCGCGTCAGCAAGGCCGGTAACGACTTCTTGCTGATGGCAATTTCAGATCAAAAACCACCACAAGCAGAAGCTGATTTCTGATTGATTCAATGGGCACGGCTAACCACCGTGCCTATTCTTTTGAGATGAAGCCAACGATCAAGCAAGTAGAAAAAGATGGAGAGCTTGTTTGGCAAATCGAAGCGGCTGGCCTTACAAAATTTCATGCGCAAAAGTGGCAGGCTGAGTGGCTTTACACCTACCTGACAAGTCTCTATAACTGCGACAAGACCAACCCTCAACCTTTGAGTCATGGCCCCCGTGAACATGAACTGGACGACCCGTCCTCAAGATCAAATTGACGCGGCCAAAGCAAAAGTCCGGGACACGTTGCACGAATCCAACCCAAAGTTGACCACGCTAGAAAAAGCTCTTAGGGCTTCTGCTCTCCGCCAGAGAGCACAGCGTCCAATAAGGCAATGTGACCAACGGCTTGCTTAAGTAATTTTCCTTGATGCCATTGCTGACGAGCCATCGCAACACATAGCTGTGACAGTACATCAACGTTGTCACAGTCTTCGATGGATCTTACCGATCGCTCAAGGGTTAGCTCTTCTTCTAGGCTCGGCTTGACCACCATCCAGTCGAAACTGTTCAAGTGCGCGTTTTTCGGAGGCATAAGGCTCCTCACTCTTAAAACGTATGTAATCACCTATAGCCGGGAAAAGCCACTCATGCACCGGTAAACAAGCTTGCCAATTCACAGGTTGGACACAGTTCATCACGACTGTGGTCCAGAAAGCACTTATATATCCCCAATTCACAAATCGTCCACCAAGATTGCCCAGCCCGTGCCAGGGCCATCGACCTGCCAACGTGGCCTGAACTCTGATTGCCTTATCTTTGCTAGCTCACCACCTGTAGCACTTGAATGTCCTCCACGGGCTAGGTCCGGTTTTCCCTTTGGATCATTAACCACCCAGACAGGATCGCTGCTGTTTTTTCCTGTATACCCTGTCACAACCAGCCAATGACCACACCCATTTCCATTGCACATTGGCGGCTCACCGCGTAGCAGGTCGCCCCGGTGAAAATATCCTGCAAGGACCACTCTGCCCATTTCAATTTCCATCTCGATCATTTCTTCGTCACCATCAGTCCGAAACTCAGCGTTCAACCCCAAGCTCTTAAGCGTTTTTACTTGCGCTTCAACAGAGGTTGAATCCCCAAACTTGTCACGGATTTTGTTGTATTCATCATCTGTTTTGACGCGCGAAAAATGCGCTGCAACCATTGCGGCTGCACTTGAGAAACATTCTCGATAGCCTTGGCCGCTGCCGTTGTCGAGCTGACTGAAGTAGGGGATGTAGACCTGTTGATCAATGCCTGATGCTTTCCACGCATCAACCCAAGCGGCATCTTCCTCAAGTAGCTCTTGAGGCAAGGAGTCTTCAAGCTCTTTAACAGCGGCAAGTTGGTGAGGAGTGCCACGGAACCAGTGGAAGAAGGGGAGCAACGATAAAGCCACAACTACAACCCAAACCCACATTTACTTCTCAACGCGATCTCCAGGGAAGAGTAAATCTTGCACATACTTGCAAGCAACGTCATCAAGCTGGTTGTCAGTTTGCTCGCTGATCTTGATCAGACAATCCAACAGCAACTGTTTTACGGCCTTTGATTTGATGAAGCTAAACAGGATTGGCTTTAGAAGTAAAACCATGACGGCACTGTATGTGCCGAAAGTCTAGTTCCTGTCTTGTATGCCTTCAAGCCTGGCAACGCTGCGCTCAACATCGCTAAGCCTTCCAAATAATTCAGCATGAAGGGTGGTTTGTTCTCGTCGTAGGAGATCGAGCTGAGAACTTAAATTGTCTACAGCACTTGTGAGGCGCACCAAAGAATCACGACCTTGCAGGCTTTCGCGGTTTGCGCTCTTAACAGCAAGGGCACCCGCCCCTACAGTTGCCCCAGCTATAGCCGCCCAAACCTCTACCACACTTTTCGACCTAATTACCGCACATCATGGCAGAAGAACAGGCAAAGCAAGAGCAAGAAAACGACAACTCACGTTTAGGTGATGTCATCAAAGTTGTTCTGCTTGGCTGGGCAATGGCAATCCTGACGGCAAATTACCTTGGCGTTTTTAAGCAATCCCTAGACCCGACCTATCCAGCTTCCATCCTTTCTGGCACGGCAGCCTCCTTTGGCTTGGCTGTCGGCAACAATAAAAAGAAAAAAGAAGAGCCTACAATCAAGGAACAGTCCTCTACCTCTAAGCCAAAATGAGGCGTTTTCTCTTTGTATCGTGCCTAACGTTTTTTGCGATAAGTCCTGCTTCGGCGGATATTACGCACGCTATTAAATCTTCAATCTCACTAACTGTTGATGGAGCAGCATCCCAAGCAAATCGCGTCGGGTCTTCACTATCTGTATCTGGCTCTAACGTCACTTTGGGTACTGTGCCTAAGTTCGGGAGCTA